GTCAACACTGCGAATGAAACAGCACCAACATTAAAACCCCCAACATATAATGTTCAGTATTTAGTAGTAGCTGGTGGTGGAGGTGGCGGTGGAACAAATCATGGATCAGGTGGTGGAGCTGGTGGTTTTAGATTTGTTCCTTGTAAATCTTTTACCGTTAATTCAGGAACTGCAATTCCAGTTACAGTAGGTGGTGGAGGCACTGGTAACTTTCCAGGAACTGGTTCTGCTGGTTCAAATTCAGTTTTTTCAACAATTACATCAACAGGTGGTGGTTTAGGTAAAAATTCAGGGGCCGGAAATCCAGGTGGTTCAGGATCAGGAGGTGGTGGAGAATCACCAAGCACAGCAGCAGGTGGATCAGGTAACACTCCTCCAGTAAGTCCATCACAAGGTAATGATGGTGGCACTGGTGCAGCAAGTCCTAGCACAGGATCAGGTGGCGGTGGTGGCGCAGGAGGTACAGGATCAAATGCATCAGGTAATACTGCAGGTGCAGGTGGTGCAGGTTCAAATTCTTTTACAGGTTTAGGTCCGTTAGCACCAAGTTTTGGAACAACAGGACCAAGTCCGGGTAGATTTTTTTCTGGCGGTGGTGGCGGAGCAGCAGAAAACGGAAATAATGCTGGAGGAGGATCAGGCGGTGGAGGATCAGGCGGTCCAGGACCAAGCTCATCAGGAGCAGGTGGAGCAGGTACAGCCAACACTGGCGGTGGTGGTGGAGGTGGCGGTAGAGGCCCAGGAACAAGTGGAGATCACGCTGGAGGTGCAGGTGGTTCAGGTATCGTAGTTATTCGTCATGCAACAGCAAACGGAGGTTCAGGTGGTAATTCTACATCAACTTGTGGATCAGACACGATTAGAGTATTTACATCAGATGGAACATTTACGGCTTAACAATTAAATTATGAGTACAATTAAAGTAAATAAATTAGAACAAAGATCAGGGTGCACAGCCACAGTTGGTGGCGGTGCTGGTAAAACTGTTACTGTGGACGCTACTACGGTTACACTCGGAAGGTGCGGTGGAACAGTTTCATTAGCGTCAGGTGCATCACAGACAGGGTTTGGTCGAACTGGAACTGTAAATTGGTGTACAACTGTAAAAACAAGTCCTTTTACTGCTACGTCTGGTAAAGGATTTTTTGTCAACACAACATCAGGTGGTGTAACAGTAACTCTTCCTAGCTCTCCTAGTGCAGGAGACATAGTATCTGTTTTAGACTACGCAAATACTTCAGCTTGCAATAATATAACAGTAGGTAGAGGTGGATCAAAAATTGATGGAACATGTATTGATGGAACTATAGATGGTAATGGTGAGGGCGTAACTTTAATTTTTGTTGATTCAACAGAAGGATGGAAAACTGTTAATACTGCAGACAAACAAATAGATACTGCAAGTTATGTTGAGGCTTCAGGTGGAAATACCACAGCAACTTGTGGTGATTGGAAAATTCACGTATTTACAGCAAACGGATGTTTTCAAGTAACAAAAGCAGGTAACGCTGGTGGTTGGAATAAAATAGATTATTTAGTAATAGGTGGCGGCGGTGGTGGCGGCGGAAGCGATGGTGGTGGAGGTGGAGCTGGTGGCTTTAGAGAATCTAGTCCTTCTCCAGGAAGTGATTGGACTGACTCACCTTTAGGAAACCCAGGAGGTGCTTTAACAGCTTCAGTGGCTACGTTTCCAATAACTGTTGGAGCTGGCGGTTCAGCTGGCGGTAACGGTAACAATTCAGTTTTTTCAACAATAACTTCTGCTCTTGGTGGAACAGCAGGAGGTAATGGAGGTTCAGGTGGTGGCGGTAATGCACCAGGTGGAACTGGTGGAACAGGAAATACTCCTCCAGTAAGTCCTCCACAAGGTAATAATGGTGCAAACGGTGGAACAGGTCCTTTTGGTGGTGGAGGAGGCGGAGGTGGCGCTGGTGGATCAGGAAGTACACCTGCTCCAAATAATGACATTGGAGGAACAGGTGGAGCAGGAGTTGGAACAGCAATTTATGCTAATCCTGCTGTTGGTAGAGATGCACCAACACCTCAACAACCAACACCTTTAAGATTTTTCGCAGGAGCTGGTGGAGGTTCAGGACCAGCTACAGTTGGTGGTGGAGGAGGCGGTGATACTTGTGGTGCTGGTGGTGGCTCAAGAAGACCGGGAACAGCTCCTAATGGAGATACTAACCAGGTTGATGGATTTGCAAATACAGGTGGTGGAGGTGCAGCTAATGCACCAGGAGGACCTTCAAGTCCAGGTAACCAACAAGGGGCTGGAGGATCAGGAATAGTTATATTAAGATACAAATTCCAAGGAAGTTAATATAAATTAATGGTTTTACAAATTTTAACAAATAATATATAAGGAGAACATTATGGCACATTACGCAAAATTAGGAGCAAACAATAAAGTTATAGCAGTTCATGTTGTAGCTGATAAAGATTGTCAAAATGCTGATGGTATTGAAGATGAAGAAGTAGGCAGACAGTTTTTGGAAAGAATCCATAGCTGGCCTCTTTGGAAAAAAACATCTTACAATACACAAAACAATCAACACAAAAATGGCGGAACACCTTTAAGAGGTAACTATGCTGGTATAGGTTATACTTACGATGAAGATAATGATATTTTCATGCCTAAAAAACCTTATGCTAGTTGGGTTTTAAACACGTCAACCGCGTCTTGGGATGCTCCAGTTGCAAAACCAGAACTAACAGCTGAGCAAGAGGCTCAAAATACACCAGCTGATGAAAACACAGAACCTACTCATAAATGGGATCATGACTGGAATGAATCAACACAAAATTGGGATTTAGTAAATAGAAAAGCTTAATTTATGCAGAAGGTGGTGTTATCTGAGGTTGACTTGTATCATGGTGAGGTTGATATGCCTAAAGGTTTTGATATCGACCGAAATCAAATAGGAAACGATATTATAGAGTCCTACGCAAAACAAAACAGAGTAAACAACAATCTACAAGCTTATGCTTTTGATGATTATGTTGTGCCTTTTTCTCAACCTCTGCAATGGACACAAGATTATATAAGAGATCATTGGAAGGTTGAATATGGTCGTACTTTAATACCTAAAAATATGCATGGTAATGTTATGCATCCTAAAGAAAAATCTTGGACAAGAAACCAGGTTGAGCCAGTTGATTTACGTAACTCACCAGACTATACCTTAATCTACGGTGTTGATGTTAAAGAAGGTTCTTCCGAATGTATTATTGAATATGACAATAATAGAAGAAAAAATAGAACCTGGCACATACCCATAAAAAATAATAACTTTATAATGTTTCCGGCTACTAATAAGTATTCTTTTTCACCCAATACTTCTAATGGCTTAAACATAATTTTAACTATTAACTATGAATATATCTAATTATTACTGGTATTTTGAATCTGCAATTCCATCAAGAATTTGCGATATGATTGTGCAATATGGTAAAGCAGAAAAGAAAAGAGAAATAATGGCTATTACGGGAGGTTTTGGTAGAGATCGAGATTTAGATAAGAACCCTTTGAATGAGGAAGAAATAAAAAATCTACAGAAGAAAAGAGACTCAAATATTGTTTGGATGAATGATCATTGGATATATAAAGAAATACATCCTTATGTTCATATGGCAAATAAAAATGCAGGTTGGAACTTTGAATGGGATTGGTCAGAATCTTGTCAGTTTACTATTTATAAAAAAGGTCAGTATTATGATTGGCACTGCGATAGTTGGGATAAACCTTATGTGGAAGAAGGTCCAACAAAAGGTAAGATTAGGAAATTATCTATAACGGTAACGTTAACAGATCCAAAAGAATACAAAGGTGGAGAGTTAGAGTTTGATTTAAGGAATGAGGATCCTGATAAAAAACCTAATATTAGAACATGCACAGAAATATTACCAAAAGGCTCGTTGGTTGTGTTTCCATCTTTTGTATGGCATCGAGTCAAACCAGTAACAAAAGGAGAAAGGAATAGTCTAGTAATATGGAATCTAGGTTATCCATTTAAATAATATGAAACAAGGCGGAAGTAGTACACCAAAAAAACCAGAAGGACATGTAGATTTTAAATCTTCATTTTATTTCCAAACACCGATATGGATTGCAGAGGCACCCATGTTTTTGAAAAACGGAATTAAAGTAACAGATAAATATATTAAGAAAGCTCAAAAAAATTTAAAAGATAAATTAAAAAATGAACCTAAATGGAAAAAAGATATAGGTAGTTTTGGTTTATCTTATCATAGTGAAAGTTTTTCTAACGATCCTAAAATAAAAGAGCTTGTTCAATTTATAGGACAACGATCTTATGAATTTTTAGATTGGCAAGGATTTAATTTACAAAACCATAGCCTACACTTTACAGAATTTTGGGTGCAAGAGTTTACTGAAAAAGGTGGTGGTCATCATGATACCCATGTTCATTGGAATCAACACGTATCAGGATTTTATTTTTTAAAATGTAGTGAAAAAACATCTTATCCTATTTTTCACGATCCAAGACCTGGTGCGGAAATGACAAAACTATTCGTAAAAAATCAAGAACAAATTACGTTAGCATCTAATCAAATTCATTATAGACCAAAACCAGGAACGATAATTATTTTTCCAGGTTATGTTCCACATCAGTTTGCAGTGGACCCAGGTTTAGAGCCATTTAGGTTTATACACTTTAATATTAAAGTTGTTGAATCAGCAATATCAAAAGAAAGGAGTCAAAAAAATGAGCTTCAAAAAAAATAAATATCTTGTAATTAAAGAAGCTGTACCAAAAGAGATAGCAGAATTTGTGTACAATTATTTTTTATTAAAAAGACAAGTTGCTAGAACATTTTTTGATCAAAGATACATTTCTCAATTTACAGAAGAGTTTGGTGTATGGAATGATAAACAAGTTCCAAATACATATTCTCACTATGCAGATATAGCTATGGAAACTTTGCTTATGAGAACTCTACCTATTATGGAAAAGAAAACAGGATTAAAATTATACCCAACATATTCGTATGCAAGAATATACAAACCTGGTGATGTTTTACATAGACATAAAGACAGATTTAGTTGTGAAAT